ATGCGTGATGGTTTGTTAGATTCTACTAAGCAAGCAATAAGCGAAAGGATTAAAAGCCCATTATGGGGATTCATCATTCTTACATGGGTATGGTTTAACTGGCCTAATTTAGCCATGCTCTTCATGAGCGATGCCCCTGTAAAATTCAGAATTGATTATATATTGCTACAGGAGGATTTTTATCTATTATTTGTAGTCAGACCAATAGCAATTGGTTGTCTATTGGCAATTGCATCACCATATATTAATTTGTTGTTATCTAAAGCTCATGAATGGGCAGATGATAAACATTCAAAGGTGGTTGCTAAAATAAAAAAGAGACAATTAAAAGATGCGATTGCATTTGCTAAGATACAGGTCGAAGCAGATAGAGCTAAAGAAATAATTAATCATGAAATTGATATTGATAAAAAAATAAAGGAAGAAAAACTAAAGCAAGAACAATTGAATACGGAGAGCTTAAAGGAAGAGATTGAACAAATGAAGAGAGAGCTTGAAACATTGGCTGAAACCAAGGGGAATATTAGAAGGGCAAGGGATAAATATGTTAGTGATGCAAAGCGATATCATTTTGATGTTGCTCGCCTGTTAGCTTTGGTTACTTCTGTGGTTAATGCTCAAACAATCGAAGAGTTATTAGAGTTTAAAAAGAAGGCTAACTCAATTATTTCACCTACAGAACTAGATAAGGCTGTCTTGAAAAACAAAATTGATTTAGAGGAAAAAATGACAGATGAAGAATTGGTAAGATTCTTTGACTATATAGGAACTTCCTTAAGTAAGGAAGAGGAAGTGAAATCAGAAGTCAATTAGAAAACAGAGAGGGGGGATTATGACTAGATAATTTACCAGTAAATAACAGGAAGATATCAGGTTAGTACCTATGCAATTTAACGGTATTTTTCCAAGTATCTATGCAATCCTACACAGATTCTATGCAGTATCGGTATAGCCCCTTTTTAGCATAACTTATTGAAATATATAGAGAATCTGTGAAGTCTCTTTTCAGGGTAAACTGTGTCGTGTTAGTCGTCCCTCTCCAGACACTACATATAGTGCTATATATAGGGCTATATAACGATATATAGTTGTTTGACCACTACCAATATTCCCTCAAAGTGACTATCAAGCTGATTAACAGTTTCCCATGTGAAAGTTAGGAGGTGATGGTTATAGTTCCTTCGTAGTTCCTCTTAAAAAATCACTTACAGACATCTTAATCTCTATACAGATTTCACGTAGAACACGCTTAGTGCGTAAAACGGCTATTATGTTAAAAACACACTGTGTTTATATCAGTACTGATTTATAAGGGTTTTGTGTATTGGCTGATAAGAGGCTATACAGCACCTTGAGAGCATGTCTTATAAGTCATTGACACATAAGGTCACAGAAGTTTGTAGCTGTTACAGAGAAAACTGGATAGGACTTCACAGAACTATAAAATGTTACAGCTATTGATAGGTGAAATCTTCTTGATAGATGCTTTGAAGTGTGGTGAATGTTTCTTGAGGTGGAGTTAACAGATGCTATGAAGAAAGTCAATAATTGGTTATAGATATTTTAACTGCTTTTGCAAAGGGGGGAGCTATATCGTGAATCTGGGGTACTTAACAGCCATCAATTGAGTGTAGATATTTTTGAAGATTATCGGTGAAGGGGAATGTAGAGGGGTTACTACGATATTTATAAAAATTTTCAGACTCTGAAAAGTTACTGTACAAATTTTATACAAACAAAAAAGGACTCCGGTGAAGGAGTCCTCATCAGGTAGATTTTTAATGTGGCTACTACCATCCACCCATACCGCACCAAACCTTACCCCACCCTACACGACCTTACCTCGCCGGACACTGCCATAGAGAGTGTGCTTGGTTGCTTTGGAAGTAAACCTAGTACAGTAAGCCATTATACATATCGAGATAGTAACGTCAAGAAACTTTTAACAGGAGGGGTTCCTATGGTCACATATCCCCTCTCTTTCCACTAAGTAAGCCTTGGCAGTACCTAAGCAACAATTGACTAACAGATTCGGTAGAGTCTATCTCATAGGTCAACTTCATAAACTCAGAGCTAAGTTACCTTGAAAGATTCTACCAAGAAACTACACAGGTGTTATTTAGTCTAACTGTGAAGGGATATTTAACGGGAGAGAAAGTAACGATATACCGAAGGTGAGTTACATCTTAACAGCGACTGTAAGAGATACCTGAAAAGATACTTAACAGATGACTACCTAGAAAGAAGGGAAACGAAGAACCGTAGGTAGTGACCTTGTTAAACAGGCTGTTTCAAAAGCTCTTAAAAGTCTGTTAAGTAAGGTCATGTGAACAATCTTACCATTTTGTCAATGCCTTTGTCTTTGACCTAAATCAATAAAATGTATCGTTTGATATGGTTTTAAGCAAAATAGCTAAAAATCTTTTTTAGAGGGGCGCTTCGCTTGGGGTCACTATGAATGATTTTTCTCTCGTCAAGAGGGAAGTTACAGAGGTCTTTCAGAGTCTCAATAGCCAACCGAGGAACAAGCGAAGAACCGGGAAAAAAATCTATTGCCCCCTGAAACAAGGTCTGTAAAGGTCGTTTAAGAGGTCGGCTAAGAAAGGAGCTTCCCTCTCTGGGGTTATCGCTCTTCTCCCGATTAGTGGGGCGGTTAAGAATGCCTCTGAAGTTATCTGTGAAGATACTGAACAGTCTTATATATATGGGTGATTACAACTCATTGAAAAATAAGTATTTTTAGAAGTTACTGTTAAGGCTACAGAGTTAACTGTGAAGAGACTTGTCAGTTCTCTATATATGGCTAATTACAACTTATTGAAAAATAAGAGCTTTTAGAAATTACTGTTAGAGAGGTGAATGCTTGATAGGTGCAGCTTCCCGGTTCTATCAAGCTATTTTTTAATGGATAGCACAAAATGCTAAAGACACCCCTATACCATCACGTACAGGGGGTTGAAGGGAGTTTAACGGGGGTCTGTGTGGTTGTCTGTTCTGGTCCTGTCCTTGAGGTCAAACGACCATTCACGACCAAACAACCTGAACACAATAAACACTCTGACGATGAAATATCGAAGTAGCAGACCTGCAATAAGTCCAATACCTCCACCAGCCCATACATCAGGTGACCCCAGTTCAGGAGGGAGATTTACCATTAAATTTCCTTGTAAGACGCTCTCAATCGGATTCTGACACAAAAAAGTACCTGACCTTATGAGTGACCTGAAGAGGCTGTTTAGCTCGTTACAGGGCGATTGAAGAGGTCTGTGTGCAATGCAAAACATGCGACCAAATACATAGCCACGCCTTTTCTATTTTCCCCTCTCTCATAGAACCATTATACCACAGATGTTAATAAAATGTTAAAAATACTTGACATTAGCCTTTGAAAATGCTAGTATTGTATATATAGTTTAACAGAATAATAACATCTTATGAGGGTCAGAACATGAATGCAGGATTCAGAATTTAGAGCGATGCTTCAGGCATCAAGAGAACGCAACAAGCACAACTCCTACGCTTACACAAACAACCCCACCAGCTACGAAGTCCCAACCTTTAGCAAATCCGAACGTAAGAACATTGAAGCGGTCATTCGTAGCATTACGCCACGAGACAGATTTATGCCAGTACGCAAAACAACAAAGAATACTATTAAAAATTATCTGGCTAACTTTGATTCTTACGAGTAGTTACCAAGCAAGCTTGATGATATTTTTATTGGGTTCTGTAGAAGTGAAGGCCACCCGAAATACAACAAAAAACTATTTTATCTTCTAAAGAATCTTGATGAAATTAACTCATCCGGCGTGACAAATCATCTTCAGCGACAAGCAACCAGACTTAGCTACGAATTACCAAGCGATAAATATTGTGCATTGCTTGCTGTAATGTGTGCAAAGCTAATTGGTATTGTTGAACATCATATTGTCGTTGGTAATATCAGCCTTACGATTAGTGAGCCAGACTTTGAATTTGACGTATACGCACAAGCAGAGGAATTTTAAAATGAAAAACAAACACACTTTAACCCGTATTACAAAGACAGCCTTTGACGAACTTAACCGAATCAAAAACATTACAGGTCTGCCACACTCAGCAGTGATGAAGCTTGCAATTAACCGTGATATTAACGAGCAGGATTTGCTTAATAGTCGTTTAGAGGCAGCAAGACACCATATCAGGATTAAGCAAGATGACCTTGATAGTCTGAAATCCTTAAATGCTTTTGGACTGGATTTAGCAAGGTTACTAAGTATCAAAATTCACAAATTAGCGATGGAGGTTTAATGTATGACTTTTATAAACATCGTGACCATTTGGTAAGATTTGACGGTAAAGTCTGGAAAGACGTAACACAAACCAATAAGCCCAAGTTTACCCACCAGCAATTAGCCTCAAGATTTGATATCTGGGCTGAAGCACAAAAAGATAATGGTGATTTCGAGTTTATCAGAGGTTTTGATTATGCTTACGAAAGCGACCTTAAAGACGCCATTGAATTAATGGAGAACTTCATCTCTATTAAAAATAGTGACAAGCACAAAGCCAACGGTAACAGATACGATAAAGATTTAATCATTGATGCAATCACCAAAGGACAATCACAAAGTTATATTTCTGAGAAATACGGCTTATCACGTAGTCAATACTACAAGATTAAAGCGTCTGTGTAAGTCTGTGAGAATGAGTGAGACTCAAAGATGAGCTACCCTATTACTAAGGTGTCTCACTCCCTCTGTAACCCGCATGGTTACTGGCCTCAGAATGGCTATTTTGGCAGATTTAAGATGTGTTTTTATAGGATTTTAAAAATGAATAATTTCCCACTACAGATTTTTATTGATACCGACACCGCCATGATGATTCAGGCTTTCACTGATGTAGGTGTTAGCATTGACTTTGATAAGTTGTTAGAGTTAATGGCTGATAATGCGGAAAGCATCTCTAACTTTATTCACTCGGTGGAGTTTAACGAGCCTCGAATGATGTTACCAATTACAGACAGTAATATGAAAAGATTGGTTATTGAGCAAACGAACAAATACAGCGTTAGCCCTGAAAGATATCTCAAGGCAGCTATAGCAATTTTGTACGCTGACAATATTTTGGTGACGGATTCGAAGGTGGTGCATTAATGGAATTGGTGATTATCTGTTTTGTATTGGTTGGTATGATTGCAGGTGCGTCTATTAAAGTATAGATTGCTATCAATCTGTTAAAAGCTGTTGACAAACAACCTTGAGCATGACATAATTGTATATATAGGAAGAGCAATTTTTCCTAAAATCATATTTTCAATAATCCGATGGATGGATATTCTGAGTTGGAAAGGTGCAATGCTTTTCGTCATGGCCTCTCTTATATAACTTGAGAGGCTATCTCAAAAAGTCTTTGTTCATTCGTTTGAATCCTTTACAGCTTTGCCCTGACTCATGATTAGGGCTTTCTTTAAGAGTTTTTAAACAGGGCTTTTAAAGAAAGTTTTTCCTGAAACTTCGTTAACGTTATAAAGCAAACCTCCAAAGCCCTTCACAGATTATGTTTAGGGCTTTTCTTAATAGAGCATCTTTAATAAATCGTTAAGTCATCTTCTAAGTGTATTGGCGTTGAAGGTGCTCTATTAAGAAATAACCACGCTTAGAGGAAATTATAATGACAAACGATTTATATTTTAACGGTCGAAAGATTGATAGCTTCGGTGACTGGTCGCCACAGACTGAACATCCAGCTATCACTATTCAGCGTAAAGAACACGATGAAAGAATTAAGCTTGAGCAAGAAATCCGAAGGTCACCAAAGGAAATCATCTTTGTGGCTCCTGAACCTCAAGAGATGCCTGATATTTGCAAGAGTGAAGCATTATTTAATCTTGAGCGGGAATATTACCCACTGCTGAAAGCACAAAGAATTAAACTTGATATTGCTTACAGCAAAGTTACCTTGATGCAATCAGCTATTGAGCCATCAGAATTTGAGATTCAGGATGAATTGTCACAGAAGCCGTATGTTTACTTCACATACGAAGACAATGATGGTTTTGGTACTTTTCCTGAGAATATCCCAGACGTGATTAATAATCTTTCTGACGGATATCGAATTGTGAAGATGGTTAAAGCTTCAAGGGGTGCTGGTCAATTTATTTATATGACTAATAAGAGCGATGAAGAACTCTGTGAAATTGCTAAACAGAACATCTTGGCATCACGTAACAAGCAACTTGAAAATGTTAAGTTGTATCTCTCAAGAGAGCTTCAGGCTATGAAAGAGCTTGTGAAAGAATATGAAGATGCTAAGAAGGTTGCTATGCAGGCTGATATTGAGCAGTTAGTGAAGATTTCAACGAAGTACGCAAAGGTGCTTTGACTATGAATTACGAGGTGATTAATGTTTGAAGAACGTTTAGAGACTATTCGGTCTGTTTGCGAAAGACTCCAACTACAACCAAATAGACAAAAGCTACGAATTAAAAACAAACATCATGTTATCACCTCACACAAACCAAAAACACGCAAGATTCCAAAGTGGTGTATTGACCGTATTCCTTCTGATGCTCAAATCATAGGTGAAACGGAATTACATTATCTTGTCCGACATTAAAAAAGAATTGGTTGGGTAAATACGGGGAGCGATTAACCTTAATTGGTTGGTCCTCCCCTTTTTTGTATATGAGGATAGCCTTCTATCCGAAGTCTATGAGGTGAAATATGAACAATGGCACAGTTTAAAGTTGATGATTTTCTGATTGAGTTAAGTTTTAACTCTCAGAAAGTTTTAAAAGGTCTGGAAAAAGCCGAGAAACAAACGATGCAGGTAGCATCACGAATTGAGAAGCGATTGAATAAAGCTTTTAAAGTTAACCCTACGCCTTTAAATGATTCTCTCAAGGTCATGGAAAGAAATGTCGATAAAACTGTTTCCAAGATTGAGCAGCGTCTTAAAAACACTAAAGCGTTTAAGATTAAAACTGAGATTGAGGATACTTTAAAGCCACTTAGACAGCCAAGACAGCCACGAATTAGCGGAAACAGAGCAATTACAGCAGCGCATAGCGTGAATATGAGCAAGCTTCGTGACTTTAATCCTCTGCTTGAGAAATATTTTAGAAGCCGGTATTACAGCTTAAGCAGTAAATCCAAGACACTTGGGAACGAAGCTTTTAATCGTGAGTTAGCAAAGTTAAATCAAAATCTACGTGAAACACTTTCTAAGTTTAATAAGACCGCCAGCAAAAATAATCACAGTGAACATGCTTCGAATGGTTTAGATGTATTAGCTACAAGTGCAATCAAAGCAGGTACAGCTATTTATAGTTTTCAGACAGCCTTAGAAGCTTACAAGAAGGTTATGGAGATTGGCCTGAAAAAAGAAGCATCACAACGAGCGGCACAATTTGTATTAGGCGATGAAGGCGCTAAACGAGCTACAGAATTTGTTAAGAATCTTGCTAATAATACAGGTGTAGACCAGATTGAAACATTAAGTAGCTTTGCTAAGTTTTCCGCTGGTGCTGGTGATATGGATACAGGCCAGAAAGAATCCTTATTTAGTAATGTGATTGGTGCATCCAGATTAATGGGTTTAAGTACTGATGAAATTAACGGGATTCTGAAAGCTTTCGAGCAGATGGCATCTAAAGGGAAGATTCAAGCTGAAGAGCTACGTGGTCAATTAGGTGACAGAATGGCAGGTGCTTTCCAGTTATTTGCCAGAAGCCTTGGGATGACTACCGAGCAATTAGATGTAGCTATGAAGAACGGTAAAGTTCTTTCTAAAGATGTTCTTCCTAAAGTATCCGCTGAAATGGGTAATATGATTGCTAAAGCTGGTGGATGGGAAAAGATTATTAACTCTACTCAGACGCAGTTAGGCCGCCTTTCTAATTCATGGAATAATAATCTGGCCTTAATGTTCGACGGTTCACAGGAAGGTTTAACAGACTTTACAAGGTCACTGACTAATTTACTTAATTCACTGGGTGGTCAATCTAAAAATCTTGGTGAACATTTTGGCGACTTGATGAAAAGCATGTCAAACGGTATTGATGATTTAACCACGATTAGCTACCGAGTGCAGGGATTCTTTGACAGAGTGACCCTTGCTTACAGAGAATTAAATGACACTCAAAAAGCTGTAGCTGATGGTATCGCAAATGGCCTGTTAAGTGCATTAAAGGGACTTGCTGGTATTGTCGCTGTAAGGTCTGGTATTGGTGCTGTAGGTGGTATCTGGAACTTAATTAGGGCTATTTCCACGCTTGGAAATGTAGCAAATACAGCAGCAGGAAGAATTAATTCACGTTCCGGTAGTGTTGAAGGTGGTAAAGGAAAATTATCTGTAGCTGATGCAATTACCAAAGTAATGATTGTCGGTATGGCAACTGATGTGATTAACTCCATTGTTAAACCGTTCTATGAACGTCAGATGAGTAAGTCAGATAATCCAATTGACAAAGTTGTAAGGTCAAAGGTGGAACCCACAGACCAAGCATTGACTGGTGACATGAACTCTTTAGCCGCTGTTTTATGGGCTATGGTTCAGGGCAAATCAAAAGATGTTCCACAGTTTTCACCTGAAGCATTAAATAATCTGAAAGGTCGAGTGGAAACATTCACACAAGATTTAAAGGTTATCAAGCCGTCAGTAAATATTCAGCCTCAGACAATCAATATCACAACTCAGACGGTACTTGATGGAAAGGTTATTGATGAAAGAACCACATCTCATATTAATCGTATGCAGGAAGATACCTTGATTAGCTCAGCTTACCCAGAGGAATAAACAATGTTAGAACTACTAATATTTATTGCCACACATGGCAATCTATTAATCTTTATCTAGTATGACGATTCAACTATGAATAGTCGAATGCTACGTGATTTCTTCTGAACAGATACCAACATCAAAAATTAGATTTCACGTAGCTCACGCTTAACAGAATAGGAATAACAACAATGTTTGACACAAAGCAAATTAGATACTCAGGTAAAGATGGTATCTATTTCCACTTAAGAGATAATGTAGATGCCTTCTTAACCTTATCAGCAACTGAAAACATGGAATTTGATAGCCCTATGCAGGTGACTACACAGAACATGCAATCAGGGCAAACCGTCACAGATAATGTGCAAAGAGCACCCAGAACAATCACTATTAGTGGTGTCGTTGTAGTTGGCTATGAAGGAAGCTTATTATTAACTCGTCAGGGTCAATTAGTAGAGAACTTTATCGATACTCTTGAAAGCTGGCGTGACCAGAAACAGATTATTTCAGTTGTCTGTAAAGATGGTATTAAGATTGATGATTCTATTATTACGAGTTTTAAAGCCTCTAAAGATGTTGGAATTTCAAATGGTCTAAGAATCCAATTAACTTTTCAGGAAATTAACTTTAAAGCTATTGTAGGGCAGACTGATATTTCGGCTGCAACTGGCAAGACCGCTACCACGAATGATGGTGGTGCTACCAGTAAAAAGAATACAGGGAATACTACGACAAGTTTAGGTAATGGTATGTTGATGTGTCAGGAGCTATATAATCGCTCTACGAGTGAACTCACTAATGAGCAACTTCAAGCCCGTATCAATTGTGGTAAAAGTGTCAAAGTTGAGAATGGAAAAAGCACCTTCTCAGATGCCGCTAATGAGCAAGCTTCAAAGGTGCTTAATAATGCTGGTACAGGTAATGTTTTGAAGAGGCTGTCTGTGAATCCTAACAAGCGCTACTGACGATAGAATCTCAACTATATGATAACCTCATCAACATCTATTAAACCCCTCTCAGTGACTTCAGAAAGCGACTGTATAGCCTCTGTAACGTCTTCTGAGGGGTTTTCTGTTATTGGTAGGTCAATTACCTTACCGTTGTGAAAAGTCACTTTACATCGACGTTTAGCGGTATTTAAAACGACCTCTTTAACAGCACTTTTGATTATCAGTTGTGCTTCAATCCTTCCCGCCTTTGTAGTCAAGTCACAATCAAACAACCCACATCAATAGATTTAAGGCGTTGTGTCTCCTTCTCGATATCCGCATCAACCTGTGATAACTCACCTTTTAACTGTTTTAGTTTGCTGGTAATAGCGGACAAGTCTTCAATTTCAAGTGATAGTTGTACCAGCTTTTCAATATTGTTTGAGATGTGTTCACGGTGCAGCTTCAGTGTGTCTACAGTATTCGTCATATCGCTATCAAATCGGTCAAGACGAGATAGCAGGGCAAGTAATGTACTATCGGTTTGCTTACGTGACAGCCCTTTGGCATTGCAACGGTTTTCATTTCGAGAAGGACAGCGATAAATCCCGCTTCTTGTATCGCTAAAGCCTGTGATAATCAGAGCATGACCACATTCAGAGCAACGGATAACCCCTTTGAAAAGATTCACACTCAATGGTTTATCTGAAGCAGGCTTTCTTCCATAACGAGAATATGATAGTTGCTGGACTTTGTAGAAATCAGTCTCAGGGATGATAGGGGGGAAATAACCAGCTATCTCCTCACAGCCTTTAGGTGTGAAGTAACCAATTACAGAGCGATTTTTCAGAAGGTCTTGCACTGAGGTTTGACCAAACTTACCTGCTTTGTACTGGTTAAGTGTCTGGTGACCTTCATCATTAAGAGTCCTGACAATCTCCCAAATAGACTTACCCTCTAACCGTAATTGAAAGCATCTCCTCACAGTTTCTACCTTCTCAGGTATCACAGAGAAGGTCTTACGGTCATCATTAAGCTTAAGCCATGCAGGACAACGCCTAGAAATCTTGATACCAGCTTTAGCAGCTTCTTTCTTTGCATCCCATGCAGCTTGTATACGCTCAGACTTCCTCAAACTTTCCTCATGCGACCGCTGCATTATCAAAATGCTTTTAATCAGAGCTAACGGGTCTTTAAGAGATTCCCTTGTGTAATGTTCACCATCGGACAGGGTGACTACATCTACACCAGAGCGAAGAATGTTTCTGAGTAGCTCGCTTGCTTGGTCTACGTCCTGACGTGAGAGACGGTCTAAACTCTCGATTAGTAGTGTATCACCAGCTTTAACAAGCCCTTTCTCGATAGCGGTTAAGAAGTCACCTAAGCCACCTTGTAAGTGTTTACCAGTGAACCCGCTAACGCCTAAATCACGAAAAGTAAGGGATTCATCCAGATAGTACTCAGGATGAGCCTTAAGCCAATCAGTGACCATCTTAGCCTGTCGTCTTAGTGAGTCGCCTCTGGATTGCTTCTCTGATGAAAACCGGATGTAACTGATTGCACGTTTCATTGTTCACCTCACCTAATAACCCCTAGATTGTATCGCTTTAGATGGTGTATTTAAACGTGTCTAATAAAAATCACCCGATTAACGCCGCGCTGATGTAAACCGCGATTAAGCGTTTGTTCCTCTTCCCCTTTGGCGAAAAACTGTGGATGGCGGACTTCCACACCATAATTAAATTCGCCAGGGAGAGAATCGAGAAAATGCCAAAGCGCAGGCAGCTCCCGTGGGCCGAATGTGGCAGGCAGTTGCAGCCAGTATTGCCCAATGCGCGGAGCCAACGGTGACATGCGGGTCAAAAATTCAGTCACTAAATCATCGCAATGTCGTAATGCTGCCTGATGCGAAATGGTCGCCGGAAACTTAAAACAGAAGCGGAAGTCATCTGTGGTCTGTTCACGCCAGCGCAGGACAACCTCGGGTTTCGGCAGGGCGTAAAGCGTGGTGTTGCCCTCCACGCAGTTAATGTGACGGCAACTACCATTAAAATAACTGATATTTAAAGATATTATTTCAGAGTCTGGCTCTATGGGGCATGTATGGGACACTCTCTGTCAACTGCTTATTGAGTAGTTCTATTTGCCCGATATTGTTATCTTCCATCCATGCACCGTAAACGTTGAATACCATTTGTGCATTTGCATGGCCCATTTGGTTTGCTATGAAGCTTGGATTCGCTCCTGCCGATAATGCCCAGCAGGCATAAGTATGCCTAGACTGATAGGCTTTTCTGTGCCGCAGTCCTGCTCGCCTTAATGCAGATGCCCAGGAATCTCTGATGGAATCTGCTTTATAGTGGTGGCCGACGTGCTGGCATTTTTTCACCAGTTGCGGATTAAAAACAAACGTGCATTCATGGTTTGTGCTGCGTCCGAACTCCCGCAGTTTGACATCAATTTGATATTGCTGGTCAAACCTTGTCATTTCAGCCTGGCTTTTCAGGGCATCAACAGCTGGTTGAACAAGATGAATAACACGATCAGTTCCCGCCTCTGTTTTTGGTAGAGTGAACTCCCCGAGTTTTGTATAATTACGACGGATAGTCATTGTTTTAGCTTTTAAATCAATATCCTCCCAGGCGAGAGCTATTAGCTCACCGTGACGAATGCCTGTGTATACTGCTAAGGACCACAGGTTTTTCGTTTGTTGATGGTGACAGGCATCAATAAAGCGAATAAATTCGTCACGCGTGAGCGGATCTGGCTCTGTTCTTGATCTCTTTAATGGTGTCAGCCCGTTAAATGGGTTTGACCCGATATAGCCGTTATCAGCAGCAAATTGAAACATTCCTGCAATTGTCGTCATGTAGTAATTAACCGTAACTACCGATCTCCCTTTAACCGGCGTTGTTTTTCCATTAGAGAGATTATGATACCCGGTTAACAAATCTTTCCTGATAAACAGTAAATCTTCCTTTGTTACAGACGAAGCAAGACGTTTTTCCCCTATGCGAGGAAGCATGTTTCTCACCACGGATTGATACCGACTGAATGCATTGCTTCCTATCTCTATTTTCTTAAGGTCCAGCCATTTTTCCGAAAGTGCCTTAACTGTTATCTCTCTTTTCCCCAAGCCAAAGTGTTTCAGGTTAGGGGAATTAGGGAACTGCGCGGCGTAGTCGAAACTCCCCATTCTGATTGCAAAACAAACGGAAGTGCGAAGTTCACCTGCGATCTTCCGGTTTTTGGCGGTGTCAGGAACACCGAGGTTTTCTCTGACACGTTTGCCGTTATAGTGAAACCATATGCGGAGTGATCCGCCATGGTTTTCAACGCCTGTCGGGTATGATGCGTTACTCATTAAACCTCCCAGACGTCCAGGAGCATTAACAGGTTAACCGGAACTTGCATTTTTGGCACCTGGTTGTTTCTGGTTTTCGATCCATCGCATAATTTCTTCGATGTTGTACAGGCATTCACTGTAGTGCCCCGGATCACCTTCTACAGCGTAATGGCGGTATTCTTTTCCCTGCATCCATGACTTTCTTCTTGCCCGCTCAATGGTGCCAGGCTTTAGCCCTGTTGATGCAATGAGGACTCTCTCCGTACACCATTTGCTGGGGGTTATCTGATAGATGATTGTCTGCATGCCAACCTCATAAAATTTTCATCCACAGCAGTGGCACCACACGTCAAACATTCGTTTCACAACTTCACGGCAGTAGAAACCGTCAACATCTCGCGTCAGGTCATAGCGATTGCCGTAACGCTGGCGTACCCATAGCTCAAACGCTTTATTCATTCTTTACTTCCTTTTCATGGCACGTAATTTTTTCAGATGAGCTTCTTGTTCTGTTTCTGCCAGAATTTGTCGGTATTCCTGGTGATCGATTCGTTCAAACAGTTCATTAAAATCGTTTATTTTTACCGACTGTGTTCGTCCATCCATTCTTCTGTACAACACGATGTTATTTATGCAGTGAATAATTTTGACCGGGTAACCGGCACTGTCGGTATACAGTTGTCCTTGATTAATCAAATCGAACATTTTTTCTCCTGTTCTCTGAATAGCGAGAACTTCAGAGCCGTATATTTGTAGCGGGTTCAATACTGATAATTTCTGCAGCTACAAGCATTCCAGCAAGCCAGCTCTCTCCGGACAGGTCTTCATCCTGACATATCAGTTCGCCAATATTAATGGTGGCCATGATATCTGTTCCCCCTGTGCGCTCATCCTCGACTTCTTCATAAGGCAGTGTTGCGTACAGGCTTTCAATAGCGCAACTGATAACATCCAGTCCGGTCAGATTGCCGCCGACAGTAACTTCGAATGTTTCGCGGTATTCCCATAACCCGAAAGTTAATCGAACGGTTTGTTTTGCCATGCGTCCGCATGACGTCAGATTCGGGTCATAGTTCATTATTTGCGGTTGGGCATTATGGGTGTTCATCTGCTTTTCCCTTAGCCCGGCGGCCTGCCGGGCATATAAGTTATTTAACCTGGATAAATGGTGTATTGGCACCGCTGGTCATGTATTGCGGCAGTGTGCCGTTCCATTTATTGATGGCTTCCAGCTCCATAACACCGGGGTTCTGGCGCAGAGCTTCACCGCGTAAACGAATAGCATCGGCTTCGGCCTGGGCTTTTGTGCGAATGGCGTCAGCCTGTCCGGCTGCTTCCGCGCGCAACATGTTGGCTTCCGCTTCGCGCTGTTTTACTTCCTGTTCGCGTTGCAGGGTTTTCTGGTTCGCTGTGACTTTGGCATTAATGCTGTCGATCACGGTTGGCGGGTATTCCGGTTTACCGACATAAGAGAGGCTCATTACCTGAATGCCGATGGGGGTCATTTCTGCCTGAATATCTTTAAGTGCTGAATCCAGCAGTTCAGACTTGCCACCGTCGATAAATTTATCGGTGGTCATTTTGCTGGCCAGTCGGTTGAGTGCGTCGGCTATCTTCTGGCGCAGGTCAGTGTCGGTAATGTCATCCACGCCTTTGCGGTAGGTTTGAAACACTGTAGTAACTTTGGATGGATCAACCTTGTAGGCCACACCGATGTGATAGCCGATGGTTGTGCCGTCACTCATCTGAAAGCTGAACGGTTCATCGTAGGTCTTCATTTGCTTGAAGGTGGGGAAGATGTAAACTTCAGTATTCCAGCCAGTCCAGTAGCGACCAACACCGACCACCTCACCGACGCCTTTATCGTCGCCCAGTTTATTTACTTTGATGCCAACATTACCGGGCTCAACGCGATCGCAACCGACAAGACCAATGGTCGGCAGAACAATGGCTAAAGCAAAAATAATTTTTTTCATTTTTTATCCTTAGTGAAAGAAAGACCCTTGTAAATGGCATAAATGCAGGGCGGGGTCAGAAACGCCAGTGCAAAGCCAGAAATAACTGCTCTCGTATCCTTCATGGATATAAGGAACGGAACGAGTAATCCGTAAATGCATGCGATAATTGCCAGTAAAATTACTATTGTGAAATACAGTCTCATTGGTATGTGGTATCCCGATATTTTTAACTGACAGACAGCGCAATAAAGAGAATAATGATTTCTGTTAGTGTCAGTACTGTGGCAAGGATTAAAAGCAGTTTTACTCTGCTTAATTCACGGTCGCTTTTCATATAAACGGTTAGTAAAAAACGGAAGAGTTATATTCTTCTTAATATTTAATGTGTCACTGGCCTTCTGGCATACCATGAGTATTCAGGTCGTTAATCATTTCATCCAGAAGGAGTTCAAGCCCTTCTCGACCTATATCTGAAAGAATGAAACCTTTATCAGGGGAAGTGGTGAGCATTTTCTGATAAAGAAACAGCGCTCTTCCCATTCCATCAGCTTCGCCATATGTTTGAATTAAATTCCATTCAATATACTGCTGTAAGGCAAACCGAATGGGACTAGGGTATATAGTCATAACTCCATGCTTCCCGTTATATATTACGGCGCGATCTGTTGTTCCGTGTTCATTCGGGACATCAATTGTGCCGTTCTTGTCTTCTTCTTCGTTGATGAATGTCGTCACATACAACCATCGCCACTGGGCAACCTTCATCTCAACCGGAAGTTTTCCCAGTAATCCTGCTTCGTCAGCTTGCGCGAGACACTGAAGGATACGTAAACCTCGCACATTAGGAGTATCGAATTCTCCAGCATCCAGAGGGCGTATGGCGTCGTGATAATCAATAGTCATACTGCCTGTTTGTATACCATTGGCTGTTGCTTCAGCCTGGAATTCAGCGTAGTGCATGAAATTTATTCCTCATCTTCATCTGCTGGTGCAATAACGTCATATCCTGCCTTTTCTGCAATAAACAGGAATGTTGAAAGATTTCCTACAAATTCATCGTCATGAACATGACGAATTAATATTACTTTCCCGTTTTTGATGGTCAGCAATACTCTGGTTTGTTCGTGTTCTGCTGTTTTCTGATGCATTATTATCTCCCGTATGCTTTACGCAGAAACAAGCAGGCAATATGCATGTGATTTTTCCCGTGTTGTGCAATAAGGCAGGCTGTTTTGTGTGATGCCTTATGTTTTATAAAAGTCATAATAAAACCTCCTGTGGATTAAGTGTGTGATAATCCCCGGCGATTAAGCCGTAATATAGTATCTGGAGATGACTTGTTCTATTTAACTGGATAGTTCTTTTTCAGCTGCTGCTTCAGCATAGCAACGTGCAAATTCAAGAACTTCATCACCTGTTCTTTTTATTGCGTCGTTGTCTGACATTTGTAATACGATAACTGCGCATAATAAATTATGGATATTGTTTGCAAAGGAATCCGGTGCCAGGCATAAGCCTTCATACTTATCATGGATATTGCCAGTCATTGTTGCTGCTCCTTTGCTTCTGATTTTCCCGTTAACAACCACATCAGGTCACAATTAAGAGCACTGGCCAGTGGTACTATCTGAGCAGCTGGAACTTCATGGATGACGCATTCCCAGTCGTTTATGGGGTCGCTGTAGGTATTAATCATGCGGGCAAGATCAGATTCGGTTAATCCCAGGTTTTTACGGGCGCTTTTGATGCGAGCGCCAATACTTTCTTCCCGTGGTTCTGGCACATTTACGCGAATAACAGACGCGCTATCTTTTTCATCCAGCAAAGAAAGAGGATCGCACCCAAGGACGTTTGCCAGGGGGATAAGCATGCTGATGGTCGGTTCGAACTCTCCGCTCTCCCATTGCAGGATGATCTCTTCATCGAGATCAAGCAGTTTGGCAAGTTCGGTGGTCGTTAAGCCGCAGGCTTCACGTTGGGCACGGATTTTTCCAAAAAAGTGACCGTGCGAAACCATAGCTTTTGCCTCACATAGTTTTTCTGCAAAAATTGATGCAGTTTCTTCTGTTTTTTGCAGGGAACGCATCAGGCATCTGATTGCATTATAAACCCTCTCACTTTCTGCTCCGTTTTCTGACATGTAGGAATAGATCATTCCAAGCAGCGAGCCGCCTTCTTGTATTTGTGCTGCAATTTCATCCATCACCTTAACTGCATGCTTCATATGAGCCTCCTGTTGTTTTAATTTTACAATAGCCAAGGCGTTTGGTTGTGTCAATCGCTATAGCTATGTATTTTGGGCAGCAAAGAACAGATTATGAGAGAAATGAGACGATACGTAGGGAGTTGAGATACAGGAAAGTAGAGCAGCTGCGCAATACAGCTGCCGGTGATATTGACTTATCCGACCCTGTTATACTGGATTGACTGATGAATGAGAACTTTCCCCATTATGAATAGATGTTCTTCAGCTGATTCACTTATAAACCATTCCTTGTAGGCCGGATTGTCTGATATAACAGCAAGTTGCATCCCTTGCATTTGCAGGCGTTTGATATGGAAGGTGTGCCCAAAAATAAAAATATATATACCGTCAGTTTCAAAATTTCTGACGGATACGTCGACAAACACCTGATCTCCTGCACACAGAGTAGGAGCCATGCTGTCGCCATTAACTGTTATCATCTTTATGATATTTGCTGGCCTGCTACAGAACAGGCGTCTTGCGGCGTCATGTGAAAATTCTATAGCATGGACCGTTTCTGCAAAATCTGAAACAAGGAATGTTCCTGGTCCCGCGCTGGCAGCGATATCCAGGACTTCCACACGAAAAATATCCTTATCATTTTCTTGCGGGGGATATGATTCCTGCGGTGTCAGATTGCAGGATGTGCTTTCTTCTGAGTTCATAGGGCCAACGCCGTATGATAGCCACTCAGGGCGTACGTTCAGGATATTGGCGATTTCCACAACTTTTCTTGAACCCGTGGCACCATTAACCAGTTTATTGACGCTCGATTGAGCCATGCCAACTTCTCTGGCCAGTTTTCCCTGTGAGTATCCTCGGATAGTCATAGCTAACTGTAGCCTGTCTGAAAAGCTCATAAGTCCTCCTTTTTCTGTCCTTTTAGTGTATCGCCTTAGCGATATATACACAAACCGCTTTTTCGCGCATTGCAATCGCTTTATTCAATCGCTATAGTGAATATCATAAGGCTGGAGGTCGATATGAAAAATGAAGGTATAGCCAAGGCTGTAGATATTGCAGGAAGCCAGCTTGCTCTGGCAAAGCGTTGTGGTCGCGCGCAGTCAACAATTTGCGACTGGCTGAATGGGAAGAAAAAAATTTCTCCTGAATTTGTTCCGTCTCTGGTTAAGGCGGTTGATGGGAAAGTCCAGGCGTATGAATTTCGTCCTGATCTACCGGAGCTTTTCCCACACCCAAGCTTAGCGCACACAGAGGATGAGAAGTGATGGTGGTGATATGAGCGAAAAAATAACTATTAAATACGATGGGGCAACCATTTCGATTGCCCCAATCACATTAGCGTTCGCTGAGAAGTTGTTGGTAAGCCTTAAAGGATGCGAACTGCATTCTACCTTCGGCATTGATTCCAATGCCTTCGCTTGTACACCAGGCGATGAACTCGGCTGTATCCGCTTCAACTTTAATAACTCGTTGCCCGCTTCTTTCGACACGCTTAATCAATTTTTCAGCGTCGTGTTTCCACTCGGTGTAACTGTCGGAGAGCACATCAGCATCAGTAAAAATATTTTTGAGCTCATGATACTGAATCGCATCGCGAAACCAGAATAAACCAACGGCCTGAACTTTCATGTCGAACCTCCTTTGGTTCTTTTGTTTATAGGGATCAACAGGATAACTGAAGGAAGGTTCGGCACCAATAAGTACGAAAGTGCGGAATCTTAAAAGAATTTATCCGTAAGGAGATGGCAGTGAACACCGTAATTTTTAACGGCAAAGCATCCATGACCAGCGTTGAGATCGCAGAGCTGGTGGGAAGCCAGCATTCAGATGTTAAACGTAGTATCGAACGCCTGGTTGCCAAAAGCATAATCCGGAAACCGCCAATGGCTGTTTCCGAGAAAATCAATAACTTAGGGTTTAAAGTTCAACATGAGCATTACTTGTTTGAAGGCGAACAAGGCAAACGCGACAGCATCATTGTTGTCGCACAGCTTTGCCCTGAATTCACCGACTGCCTGGTAGATCGCTGGCGTGAACTGGAAAAACAAATCCGCAAACCAATGAGCCAGATCGAAATGGTTGCTGCAATGGCGCTTGAAGCTGTTCGCCAACAAAGACGTCTTGAGCAGGTGGAAGAGAAAGTCACCTACGTTACTGAAACCGTCGAGCGAATCAAAAGAGGCACCATACGCGATGGTTATGCAGGCTACCGTCAGCTGGTAGCGAAAACGGGTATGTCAGATGCGAAATGCCGCAATCTGGTGAACGCATATCAGATCCCTACCGACCCCCATGAGTTCATGAGGCCGGATGGATTGTTGTCTCGTCGCGCAATTGTTGCTGTGGAACCGTTTATGGCTGCTTTTTATCGGGTTATGGAGGAAGCAGAACCGCGAGGGACTCGCTGGTATTACCCGAAAATGGGGGTATTTCAGGTTATTGGTTGGCAGAAATAAGAAAGGCCGGCAGAGAAAACCGGCCAGTCGGGTTTATCGTCGGAGATATTACGTGAAAAACAATATCAAAGTTTTCGATTTTAAATCAAGCACTGGTGAATTGTTGTCATCAGTTCGTAGTGTGGTCATTGATTCAACACCATGGTTTTTTGCCGTGGATATATGTAACGCGCTGGGGCTGACAAATACTGCTATCTCCCTTCAGTCCATCGATGATGAAGATAAAACCGAATATAAGGATTACTTAGGTTCGGGACGTAAGCCTTTGCTGGTCAATGAATCCGGGCTCTATGCGCTGATTATCAAAAGTCGAAAAAAACAGGCAAGACGTTTTAAACGGTGGATTACATCGGAGGTAATTCCGTCAATTCGTAAAACGGGGAATTACAGTCTTACCACAATGACATCCCTACCAGATTTTAGCGATCCGGCTGCTGCTGCCCGTGCCTGGGCGGATGAATATGAGGCTAAAAACAGAGCAATTAGTTACGTTCATCGTCAGGCCCAATACATCGAACATCTGGAAAATTTATTCCAGCCTGGCATGACACCGGTTCAGTTCTGCAAGCAACTTAATGGAGTAAATGTTCAGCGTATCACAGCATTTCTGGAGGCTCACAACTGGCTTTATGACGAGCGTCCTGAATCGCGAAGCCCCGCATGGCGTGTAAAGGCATATGCCCGAGATCTGTATCTGACCGAACGTCACCACTATATCGATTCAGGTTATGAAGAAGGGTTTTATTCGTATACACCAGTTCTTCTCCAGAAAGGGGCGGTCTGGATTTATCGCCAGTATCTTAGAGGTGCATTACCCATGAAGAGAAACTGGAATGGCGAATTCACCCACGATAAAGAACTGGCGGGTGCTGCATGATTGTTCTCCAAAATATTGATTCCTCAATTTCGGGACGTTACACTGTTCAGGCACCTTATAAAGCGGGTGCCGGGCGTGGAAACCCGAAATTCAATATAGAGCACAACCGCGCTCATGCGGTTTTTTCGTGTCATGAGCATCGTTACGCCCAAATTATGGTGGGGCGTGCAGGGCCAACTTCGGTTGGGCCGGGTTCTATGTTGACCGGTATTTCCACCCCTGTACGTCTCACCACCTATATGGTCGTGGAAAGCCTTGGTGGTGAGTTCATTGAATTCAACATAGGGGCTGTCACCATGACTACTCTCCCAACCCAATCTCACCCTGAAATCACGATTATCAATGGTCGCGTTGTCACCACATCTCTTGCAGTAGCTAATTACTTTACTAAACGGCATGAGCGGGTTTTAGATAGAATTAGAAACCTCGAATGTTCCGCTGAATTTACTGAACACAATTTTGTGTTAAGTGAATACACCGACGCATCAGGCCGCAAACTCCCTTGTTACCAAATCACCCGCGACGGTTTTGCGTTTCTTGCCATGGGCTTCACTGGTAAACGTGCTGCCCGGTTCAAAGAGGCATACATCAATGCCTTTAACCAGATGGAGAAGAGTTTATCAGGTGCCGATGCGTCTGATATGTCAGCTGTCGCACGAAACGCCAGAGGCGTATACCTGCATTTGCGTGAAATCCATCAAATCTGGACAAGCCAGCTTTATCCAATGCTTAAGGCTGTTGAATCTCCGCTGGCCAGCAAACTGTACGACCGTGTAGGTGATGCTGTTTTTGGTGCTGCACTTGTTGATTCCAGGCTGAATGGTTCTGACAAGGAGGTGCGTCCATGATCCGCCACATCGTTAATTTCCTGTATCACCGATACAACCATTGCCCCCGTGTGGGGCAGTGGTTCACCACCAGCAACGGACATGTTCTGCGGGTTTGCCTGGTCAATACAGAAAGCCAGAAGGTTGTCTGCCAGGTTCAGGGACGTACTCATACCCTGAGTTATCCGCTGGTGGCGTTTCAGTCCGGAAAAATGTTTAAGCGTCTGGGAGGTGCCGTATGAGTAGCAAAATCCTAGGTAATGTCTGGGATGCATGTGCAGCATATGGCATCAAAGGTGCAAAACTGATGGTTATGGCGCGCTTGGCGGATTATTCGAATGATGACGGGGTGTGCTACCCAGGTGTTGAAACCATATGCCGACAGCTTGGGTTGGGAGAAAGTACAGTCAGAACGGCAATCTCCGAACTGGAGGCTGATGGCTGGCTGACGCGTCAGTCACGCCGCAAAGGTAACCGTAATACGTCCAATCTTTATCATCTGAATGCTGATCGGCTTGAGCTGCTTGCCAGAACAGAGCGGGATAAGGTTGCAGAACTGAAACAGCAGCGCAGACTTTCAGGATTACGTGACCCTTCAGATTCTGAACCTTCAAAATCTGAACCGTCAGAATCTGTATGTTCAGGTGTGTTTGACCCTTCAGATTCTGGCAAAAATACGCGTTTGACCCTTCAGAATCTGACCCCAGATCCACAAGGTTTAAAACATGAACCACCAGTAAATTCAAAACATGAACCGCAAGATATTGGCGCATCCGCTGACGCGTCTGCACCAGCGCGTTCTGCCAGACAGGAATATTCACCGGAATTTGAACAGGCTTGGCAGGAATATCCCAAACGTGCTGGTGGTAACTCCAAGTCAGCGGCCTTCAAAGCCTGGAAAGCCCGAATCAGGGAAGGTGTGACACCCGAAACCATGCTCGACGGTGTGAAACGCTATGCCGCCTGGGTGCGTGTCTCTGGAAATACCGGTACCCAGTTCGTGAAGCAGGCGTCGACGTTCTTTGGACCCGATCGTCATTTCGAGGAATCCTGGCAACAGCCAGCAGCCCCCGGAGGTGGGCGGGGCAAAAGCCTCCCGATCTCGGGATTCAGTGAACAGGACTACGGCTCAACGAACTTCAACTGGTGATTTTGTGGGGAGGGTGAAAATGATTAATTTCCTGAACAAACAACACATGCAACACGACAAAGCGCAGTTACTTAACCGCAAGGCAGACCTGGAAGAGGAGCTGGCATTTGTCCGTGGCGGAAAGCGTCCGTGGCGCTGTGAGCATTGGGTGCAAAGCACTGAGACGGTGTCCTGCGGGAAACACGGAAAATACACGCGCTATGTGCTGACGGGCCCGGATGTAAGGGGGAAAGCTGTCAAACGGGTGTCCGGTTGCCTGTCCTGCCTCAGTGAGGAGCTGGACCGCGTGTATGACGAATTACGCGCCCTGAAGGTTCGTGAATTACTCGATCAGGCCGGTATTGCCCGCCGGTTCCAGGACTGTGAGTTTGAGAATTATCAGGCGGTGAATACTGACGCACAGAAAAACCTTGAAGCCTGTCAGCGCTATGCCGCTTCCTGGAAGAAATGTATCGCTGCAGGCACCAGCATGGTCATGATTGGCAATTGTGGTACCGGTAAAAATCACCTGGCTGTATCAATGGCAAAAAATATTATTCGCCACCACCAGGCAACCATAGAAATCACGGATGTGATGCGGCTTACCCGTGCGGTGAAAAATACCTGGCGCCACAACTCTGAGCGCACTGACGATGAAGTGATTAATCATTTTGCATCGCTGGATCTGCTTATCATCGATGAGGTTGGTGTGCAGTTCGGCACGCCTACAGAGATAACCATCCTGCAGGAAATCATAAATGCGCGTTACGAAAGCGTTTTACCAACAATTTTGATCAGCAACCTGACGTTTGAACAGCTTAAGGAATCCATTGGTGAACGGATTGTGGATCGCGTTACTGATGGTGGGCGTAACTGCCTGGTGTTTGGTTGGGAAAGCTACCGTGCGCATATCAGAGGTGTGGCAGCATGACAAACCCGACAAATCCGGCGTGGCGTAATGATGACCTGGAAGGAGCTGTCATTGGCGCGTTTTTTCTGCGTGGGGCTGATCCGGAAGTGATGGATATTCTGGCCACACTTCCGGTGGATGTCTTTTTCGTGCGTCAGTACAGGGATATTTACGCGGGAATTTGCAGACAGGCCCGTGTATCCGGCGTCATTGACCCCGTACTGCTGTGCAATGAGATGCCGGAACTTGCCCCGGTGATTACCGACACCGGACGCAAAACCTGGGTGAAGTCTTCACTGGAGCACTATGTTGCAGCGCTGCGGCGCAATGCCGCACTGCGCGATGCAGAAAAAACACTGACCGAAGCATTACAGAATTTACGTGATGCGCATACCTGTGAAGCAGCTGAGGATGCCCTGAAGGATGCGCAGAACATGATGACCTCACTGTCGACCGGAAAGGGCGTCATTCAGCCGGTTCACATTGATGATGTTCTTCCGGAAGTGGTCGACCGTGTTGAATGCCGCAATCAGGGACTGGAGAAATCCAGGGCACTGATGACCGGTATTGATGAACTGGACGCAAAAACGGGCGGTATGGAGCCAGGCGACCTGGTATTCATTGCGGCCCGTCCTTCGATGGGGAAAACCGAACTTGCGCTGGATATCATCGACAAGGTGACTGAACAGGGGCATGGCGTGCTTCTGTTCACCATGGAGATGGCGAACATCCAGATTGGTGAACGTATGGTGTCTGCTGCCGGGGGAATGCCGGTATCCCGTCTTAAGTCTGTTGCCCGTTTTGAAGATGAAGACTGGGCGCGTTTCTCACAGGGCGTGGGACGAATGACGGGGCGTAATATCTGGATGGTGGACCAGGCAAACCTGACCATTGATGAGATATGTGCAACCACGAGGCACCACCGGATGAAACACCCGGAAACGGCGCTGGTGGTGGTCGATTACCTCGGCCTGATTAAAACCCGCAGCACGGGGCGTCACGACCTTGCTGTGGGGGAAATCTCAAAGGGACTTAAAAGCCTGGCAAAATCCGGCGGTTTTCCGCTGATTGCTCTGAGCCAGCTCTCCCGTGGCGTGGAATCCAGACCCAATAAACGCCCCATGAACTCGGACCTGAAAAACTCAGGGGAAATAGAGGCGGATGCAGACATCATTCTGATGCTTTACAGGGATGAGGTGTACAACCCGGAGACACAGGCGAGAGGCATAGCTGAAATCAACATCACGAAACAGCGTAATGGCACGCTGGGTACCATTTACCGGCGTTTTCATAACGGGCATTTTCTGCCTGTGGATCAGGAGAGTGTCCGGGTTCTTTCCACTCCCATGACGCCGGGCAATCCGCGCAGATACAGCAATAACCGCATGTCGGGTAGTAAAACGGAGCGTTTATTTTGAACAACAGAACAACCACTGTTTCACCGGAACAACTTCGTCGGCAGGCGCAGGAGATGCTTCGTTGTGCTGAACAGATGGAAAAAACGAGCGTGGCAAAAGATACGCTCCGCAAGCAGCTTACTCCGGCGCTTCGTGATCTGCTGCAGGCAAAACACCGCACACAAAAGGCGGTGGATGAGCTGGTGGATTGCGTGGCGGAACTGGAAGGCCAGGTAAGCCAGTTTGAAACGTTGGTGAAGGAGTTTACTGCGTGATGGCTGAATTTTTTCTCCTGCGTTCATGCAATACCGTTCGCTGAGGTGACCGTGAGAGCACTGCTGACCCCTGAAATTGCCCCGCGTATGGGGATCGTCTTGTTCAGACCCGGTTCAGAGCTGATGCCCCTGTTTATGCAGGGGCGTGTCCTGCTGGAGCCTGAGCCGGAACGTTATTCATCTTTTGCCAGTGGTGCCGTTCCGGCAGCATCACAACCGCTGGCG